TTAATCTTAACAATATTTTCTTTCAGTCTTCGATCAGAGAAAGAGCCGAATGCTGTGATGTCGCCGAATGCTGTGATGTCGCCAGTATCGCTACTAAAGCCAATTTTAATAGCATCATTATTTCTAATACTCAAACTCTTACCCTGTAACTCAAGTATCATACCAGCTGGTGTAGTACTAGCACTGGCAGTTGGTTCTAGACCTATTGTTAGTAACCTGGGACTACCACCTATATTGGATCCATATTTAATATAAGCCTCGCCAAGAGTTCCGCCCGCCAGATTTGATCCCTGGATCCCACCGAGTTGAATGTAATCATTGTATCCTACTTTGATAACTCCGTCTGCACCTACAAAACTAGCTCCAGATTTAAGAGCAAATCCACTTGTCGCAGTAGCAAAGTCTGTGATGTTAGAGGTTGTGTGATTATGACTATTGTCTGCTACAGCTAACTTTACATCAGACACGTCACCCGAGCCATCTATAGAAAAACTACCAGTTACATCACCGGCTAAATCTGTGTCTCGGATAAAAGTTACGGTTCTTGAAGTTGTCCACTTAGCAGTTGTTGCGGCGCTACCTGTTGTGTTTGCGTCTATCGATGACGGAAGAAGACCTTTATCCAATTTAATATTATTGCCAGTCAACAATGCAGTAGAAGAATCCACTCCATCTCCATCAATTATAAGTTCCTTTAGTCCATTTTTCCAAGATAAATCTGTGTGATTTGCGTTGGTTGACATGACCCACGTAAGTGTTCCATTATTCCTCATGTTTAATACTGAAGCTGTGCCACTCGATTGCGAGTCTAAGTCTAGATATCCATTTATATGAACGTTTTCGTCAACTGTTATTAGGTTACCATTCACAGAGTCTATAGTGTTAGCAATGAGTTTACCTGCGGCGCTCACGTTGCCAGTCAAAGAAATATTACCTGTGTTGTTCGAAGCAGTGTCTCCTAGAGTTACGACAGTCCCTAGACCTGTAATGATCGCATTCGTTCTATCTTTCCAGATGCCGAAAGTATTTTCGTTTGTAATTTGGGATAATGTTATGCTCATTTCGATTTCTCTTTACATGTTTGTTGTAGCGATTCTACCGCACACTCTAATTTATATATGCGTTGCTCCATAGATTTAATAAACTTAGTCTGCTCTATCCTAGCTTTAGCTGAACGAAATGCAGAAACATCAGTGTTAATTATTGCCGACTCACGTCTCTCGAATGTTGTGTCTATACTCATGTCAATGCAATCGCTCTGTAATCATATAAGTGAGGGAAGAGATTTACTGCAGGAGTAACTGTTAGGTCACTTGAGTTTATCTCTGTTGTAGTCGCATGTCGTAACACAAACTTAACCTGAAAAGTACTATACTCAAGTGCTGGATCTGCTTCAGTGAGATTATATTCGAACTCTCTATAGTCTTTGGTGTTAGATGAGTTAGAGTACATTTCTGGATAAGCATTAACTAACTGCACCCAAGAACTTTGTACATCAACATTTGTTGGGTAAACAAATCTTACATACACATCGATCATTGTGCCAGCTGGTCTGAACGCACTCAATAGAACTTTTAGTCCTGTTGCGTCTAACTTCTCTGCTAGAATAACTTCTTTTGTTATCCAATTAGATGAAGTGCTTGTGTTGCTTGTTATGTTATATTTATATGCATTGATCATAGATATGTCTGCATCCACAATAGGAGAAGCAGATTGAAAACCATTGTTAGTCATGGCAACCCTAATCTTAAAGTCTTGCACAGTGCCATCAGGCTTAACGATGTTAGTCAAACTCTTTAGGCTTCTAGCTAGGTTTGTCGTATAGACGTTTCCATTATCTTCTATACTCTTATCAATTGCTGATCCATTATATAGAGTTAAACTAGTAGATGTCTTGATAGAGTTATTAGTGAACACTTGTGGCTGAAAATATGAGATAGCTTCATCGTCAATAGATGACACAGTTGCATATGCTCCTGTTGAGTATCCTGTTATAACGTCACCGGCTTCAATATAATTTGATACTCTGGCAGAACCTTTGCGTAAGAATAGTTTTAGACTATTTCTACTGTTGAAGTATGAAACTCTGCCAGCTACTGCAAGGTATGCTGTTGCTGAAGTAGTTGCTGTTAGATTATAAGGAGTTCTCAGAGTCAAGTTTGCACCGCTATTAGTGGCTGCCACAATCTCAGATAAAAATTTGTTAGCGCCATCTATGAGAAGAACATAATCTCCTACAGCGAAATCGCTTCCGCCAGTAATTGTCAATGCCCTGGCTGTGACTCCGGCTGAGTACTGTGTTGCTTTCTGGATATATGCTAATTCATCATTTCTGAAAACTCCAGTTGTTCCAGTTATAGACAAGAATTCCATATCGTTGGGCTCTAAATCTACGTAACCTGCTGTTGATTGGAATTGATATCTTTTCAACTTAAATTTAATATCTTCGTCTTGATAAGATTTCCAGGCACTATCATTAGTAGACGTAAATAATACTCCGTCACCCCAATCATTCGTGATTGCAGATCCCGAGGCTAAGTCATTTGCGCCAACTTTAGAAGTGTATATTAGATAGTCAGGAGAATTCTGATCTGGCATAACAACAAAGCAATATTCTTTTTCTACTTGAAGCTTAACAGGATTCTTGAACGTAACAGTTGTTACAGCAGATCCGTCTGCTGATACAGATACTTGATCTGATCTAAGATGTTTTCTGCCAAAAGGTAGAAGTGTTCTAGAAGGATATCCATTAATAACTTCTCTGATTTCAACTGTAACGCCTGTAGTTGTAGATTTCCTATTGAAGTATAGGTCTAAGTCGCTAATGAAAGCAACTGATGCTCCAGATGTTTGTGATGCACGTACAACAAAAGTCTGTGCAATAGGATCAGTATTCCTATCTCTTTCAATGCGTCTACTTGTGATTGTTCTAGAAGATGATGTTGTATCGAAATCAATCGTACGGGTAGTAGTGCTTAATTCAGATTTGCCAATAGAGAAGTTGTATGCTCTATAGACCGCTCTAGTGTAAGAGGTTTTAGCCGAAGAGATGCTACTGTACTGACTAACATCTGCAATCTCTAGTGTGTTTTCTCCGACAAAGAAAGTGCCTGCAGGAATAACAAAGACTGCTGATAGTGTGCCCTCTGAGTCAGTACGAATTGCTGTACCAAGAGTTCCTGCAATCTCAACATCCGATACATTGTACTCTGTGCCGCCACCAGAAACCGCAGTAGAAATAACTCCACCTGGATATACATGAGCGTTCACATCCACTTCCTCAAAGTAGAAGTAATGTCTAGTATCAGGTCTTAAACCCGAAACAAGAATTTTAACTTCTCTAGACTGAACATAAGGTTTCATTGAGATGTCTGTGACAAAGTTGCCAACACTCTCAGTAAACCTTTGGGTATCAGCAGTTAAAGAATTTGAAGTATTAGTAGTCGTTGTGGTTATGACATTACCTGACTGACTAGTAACAGAACTAGAGCTTTCTCTAGTGAGAGGAATAAGTTCTTGAAGATTATCAATAAGGTCTAACATAGGTCCAGCAACATCGATCTCTATATTGATTTCTGGATTTTGTATGACATCATATCCCGCATCAAACGGAGGCTCGATGGAAGCCTTACCATCAAAGCTCCAATAGTTAGATACACAATTTCTAAAGTTAGTTGCGAATGGCTGTGTAATCACAGTCACTCTTGTGCCTGTGTCTGCTAGAGTCACAATATCCTGAAAAGTGTTTGCTCCGCTAGATGTAGATGTCTTTAGATCAACAGGAAACTGAACTACAGATGGAGAAGCAACTGTACGAGTCTTATCAATAGCGGCTCTAAATTCTGGATCTTCTAAAGCACCGTTCTGCATTCCCTTGAAGGCGTCTACTAATATTCCGTTCTTAAATCTATTATTGCCGGCTCCGTCATCAATATAAAAGTCTCTAGCTTTTGTTTCCAATAGACTCAGAGATACAAGGTCTGTAAGTCTATCAATCTTGTCTTCAATACCAGCGATCTCTTTCATCGTATAGTTCTTGTTCGACACATCTGAAAGTTTAATTCTATTGTTACCAGATACTGTTGTTATGTTTCCTGGCACAAATATATTATTAATTGCGTACAATCCCTTAAGTTCGGGAATGCTAGGGTTCTCTGCTTCACCGCCCTCATACAATGCAATATCGCCAAACTCATCAACAACTACGCTATCGATTCTAGACATGTAGTAAGACTGCGTTGATGTTATAGTGCTTTCGTTAGCAGGAGATATTCCTGCGACTACCGTTGGTGATATAACAGAGGCTGATTGTGCGCCTGATACACCTACAGAATAGGATACTACTGGGCTGAGATATGGTCTAAAGTCGAAAGAATTGATTAGGTTGTAACTAACCCCATTCTTGCCAACATAGTCTTGTATAAGATTTTTACTAGGCACACTATTGTAACTTGACGTTGAAATATATCCACTGCCTAAGTTAGAAGTTCTCTTTAACACCTTAACTTTAATTCTAAGATTGTTGTTAGATACTGTTTCGCCTACCTTATTCGTGAGGTACGATATTCCGTAGAAGTGGTCGTTCTGATTATTTACGAGTCTGAACTTTCCTGTTACGTCAGCACCTGCTCCGTTATCGTCTATAACTTCTAACAGCTTGATTGCGTTAGGCAGACCTATAGTTGCTTGACCGTTATTCCAAGTTGATTTGACGTAGACATCTAGTTCATCCAAACCGTCTGATACTGTGCCAGATACAATTGCATCGTAGTATAAGAACGAAGCTCCAGTGGTTGCTAGTACGATATCGACATCAGTTCCTGAATACGAAACCGTATTAGCGGGAATAAGTATGTTGCCAGATGTTACAGCAAAAACTGAAGAGTTTGCAATAGGCTTATGCGTGGCTGTTGGAGTAAGTGTATGTGTGTTCGAAGAGCTACAGGCAATTCTGAATCTTTGCGTGAAACTAACTGCGGTTGCAGATGCCATATTTTCTTTACCAGCATCGAATATTTTACCGCCACTATTAGCTCCAAATAGTTCTGAGGTGGTTAATACAGTATCAGCAATTTTAGTTATGGCTGTATTCTCTTGCCCTGCATTTTTTATTATAGCATAGACAAAGATTTTACCAGGAGTAACATTAGATACCGAACATGATCCAATGATAGTTGAGTTGTTATATAGAGAATATCTTTGAGCATTAAAATCGAAAGAATTTAGAGGCCGATTACTGCCGCTATGAGTGTAAGCGAAGTATTGTCCATAAGTCACACCAGTGTGTTGGTTTAACTTAGTCTGTGTGAGAGTTGTTGGATTAATTAAAAGCTTTCTAGAAGAAATGTTTCGTACTTCATTACCGAAGACGTATGCCTTACCAGGAGCAACAACGGCATATGCATCACCGTCGATCTGCTCTACAGTGACATTCAATCCGTTCGTAATGTAGTTTCCAGATTCGTCATAAGTTCTACGTGCCATCTCATCCGAGATAGAGTTGAACTGGGTCTCACTACGAATACGTACCGCATTACCATCGACATATCTGATAAGTGCAAAGAATTCTTCTGGTTCAGTTGCACTATTATGAGTTATAAGAGTTGGTACTAACTTAAGTCTATCAGCACCAGGAGCATTCTCGTTATTAAATCCGGCGGCATTATCCAATAGAGTTGAGTCTAGACCAGATGTGATAATGTTTTCGTTGATTGTAAAACCAACAGACACGTTACCAGGAATAGTAGAGTACTTAGAAACGATGATTGACTGTTCAGTAACAAAGATGAAGTGTCCTTTCTGATAAAGAACACCTTCTTCACATGTAACACCGAACGATCTTCCTGCGTGGGCAGACACAGTAGCGACAGTAACGGTTTTGACAGTTGTGCCTACGGCACCATAAAGACTTGCAGATTCAGCATCTTCTACACTAGCAACTTTAACAGTTAGAACTTCACCTTGTTGAAACTGTTTAACATTCGTAGTTGCAGACTGAGTTCCATCATAGCCGATGTAATTAACATAAAAAGTTTTAAGATCGGGATCTTGAGTTTGGAAACCATTATCACCTTTAAAGATGTTAGCGATAAGCTTAGACGTTCCGCCAGTAACGGTGTACGTCACTTTACCCGTTTGATCGAAGACTGAAGGATCAGTAAAGTCTGCTTGATCGTTTAGCTTAACATAGAAGATGTCTGGTCTAGCAGTAAGGTTAATACCACTGACAACAGTACCCTCTTTATAGATGTTTGAGCCAAAGCGTTCAACCTGCTTTTGGAGAATAGTTTGTAATTGTGTTAATTCACGTGCTTGAACTGCCTTAGCTGGTTTAAACAGAATACGGTTAAACTGTTTTGCCTCAGCAAAGTCATCATAGTACGGATCAACGTTTAAGTCTGTGTTAATGCCCATGTATTATACTCTTTTCCTTAAAAGTCGAAGATAAACTTTATTTTTTCTTTACGATCTGCTTGACGCTGAATAGGATCAAAGTCTACAAAATGTAGAATCTCTCCAGCGTACGGAGAATACTTCCCATAAACAACATCATTACTAGCATTATTTATACTCAAACTATTAGCTGTTGTAGAAGTTGGTGTATCTCTTACGTAGATAGCCCCTGTCTGATATATATTCTGAAAATCTCCAGAGTAGTCAACCAAATATATCAGAGTATTGGTGCTACCATCATAAACACTTTCGTGTATTCTACTTACCACAGTCTCGGTCTCTGTGCCAGTACCTCCTGACAAAGCAACGTCTTGTGTTATGTATTTACCAGGTACAGCAGTAGATGTCTGATCACCTGCTATAGTTATCACTGTTCTATTATCGAACTGTGTTGGTTTTGTTCCATCGCTAAACGTGGGATTCTTTAATAGAGCCACTTTAGTGTAATAGTTAGTGTCTGGTATCAATAGGTCTTCACCAGAAAAATTAGTGATTACCGCTAGCCTACTCATTGACATTTCGTTAATAGGATTTGATCCGTGTCCGCCTGTCGGAGATATCACTGCCCTCAGAGATGTGGGCGTTAACCCTCCTTGAATGGCTGCGTCTTGTACTCCTGGAGGTAAAAGAACGGTTGCTGTAGCGTATTTGTACTTCGTACCCTTAGACACGTACTCGACATTTACCAGAGTTCCGAATTTATCTATAATGCCATATGCAATACACGGAGTACCTGTACTCGTGCTTCTGCTCACAGAGATTTTAGGAACAAGCATGTATGTCAAGCCCCCACTATCAAATGATGATTTAGACTCTGTAGTAGATATAGTCACGTCAATGAAAACTCCACTGGCATCAGTTACCCTAGAAGTTAAGATATCAAATACCTTACCATCACTTCTCCATAGATATAGATTCGTGTAGAAGTTATTTCCAGTATCTAGAAATGGTCCAGACTTAGGAGATATTTTAATTCCAATACTTTTCTTATTAGTGTCCGTGCCATCTACTACAACTGAGTCTAGTGATACAACAGAAGAGTCTGCCGTACTAGTCGCTGGACCAAATACGCACTTTGAAAATAGACCATTAGGAGTATTAGAAATTACGATTTGAGATATGCTCTCTTCGGCAGCTGCCTTGACTGCTGTGTCTCCGTATGAAGGATAAGGCAGAGGCAAACTATCAGTCGTAGCGAATACTTGTGCGTCTGAATTAGTTACAGAGAACATATACTTCCAAACATATCCATCACTAGATGTTATAGTTTCGTATGCAGAGTCCTGACTTAAGCCTCCATCAACACCAGCATTAAGGCTTGGCGCTACTATCGACGGACCCCCATTATTATTTTGAATGCATTTGTAGACGTAGTAGTTTCCTTCATCATTCGTGATCGTGACAAACATGTTGAGAGTGCCAACGTCCTGAGTATCATCGAAGTCATCATACACCGTATTCTGAGTCCAAGTATTTCGATGGAACATATAGCGAACATCGTCATCAGTGACTTTATTTCCAAATATTACTCTTCTCTGAAACTCTCGCTTTTCAAACTGGGTATTTAAAATGACATTAGCTTTATCAACACTAGATCCCATGATGTAGTAATCAGACTCTGGCTTTAGTGATGCTAGTTGAGTATTAACAAATCCGGTTATAGCAGACTGGTCGTTGGATGAAAGACTCAAGCTACCTGTAGTATTGAACGCTGCCAGAGACGTTGCAAAGTTAGAGCTTAAGGTACTATTAGTACTAATGAAAGAGTCGAACAACTCATTCGTAGTCTCTACTTTAAAATTTTCAGTAATAATTTTTGCCATTATTGTACCCGTTAAGTTCCTATCGATGTTGTTATTGAAGCACTCGTTGTCTCATCCAGAGTTATTATTGTAGCTACCAGTCCCGTATTCTGTTCAGTGTTAATAATCTGTGTTCCTTCTTCGTTCTGGAGTCCATCTTCTGTTATATCCCAAACCTGAAACTCAACATCAAGCGTTGAAGAAAGATCGTTATTACTATTTATAAGAGGGGCACTGAATAGTTTTGTACCAGCAACGCCTACCACATTATCGATAAGGGACTTATATTTGTCGGGATCAACAATAGATCCAATCTCATATGAATACTCTTGATAGTAATAGTTGTCTGCAATCTTTTTAGTGTTCTCGCTTAAGAATGAAGTAGTCGTTCTCCATCTACCTTCAGTCAAGCCAGGTCCCTGTGTTCTTATCTTTGCTGTAGCAACAACTATATCATTTGTGTCAAGTAAGTTGACTGTTTCATTGTCAGAGTATCTATAGCCAGTGTTTAGTAAGTTGACTGATTCAATCTGACCAGTTTGATAACTAGCTGGACCATCGATGACAGCATTTCTTCCCATAGGCAAAGATGACGAATCTCTACCAACCGCAGAGATCATTTCATTATTGCCTCTGATGATAGCATTCTGTCCTGCTTGAAAGTCATAGAAGCTAAGTTGCTTAAAGTAGAAGTCATTGCCCTCTCGCTTCAAGAACCTTCCCTTAGCGACATAAGGTATGTACTGAGTATCACCCTCAGCTTCCCAGTTGAGATTAGGGTTTTCGATAGTAAGATTCTGAGTTACGATATCACCTACTTCTAGTAAGAAGTCAGGAGCATTGAATGTCAGAATAGGATCTTTCTTATCAAATCTTGATACGTCAGCAAAGTTTGCTTCTGTGAACACATCACTAGTGTATTGATTACCTGCGTTACCTGCGATGATATTATCGATAGAGCCTATTGTAACATTAAGAGGAATAAATGCGTCTTTGAATTTAGTATTCAATGTCTCTTCTGTAGCACCACTCATCCTATAGTTAGTCTCTACAACATCAACAACAGTACCAGTTCCAGTTCCAGCGCCGTCGGCTGTGAATCGAGTACCTACATTGTTATCAGGCGCACCAACTGACATGAAGTTAGTGTTGCCTGGAACATTGATCTCATACACTCTAGGATTAACCATTGCTGTAGCATTGACAGTAACTTGAAGTGGTGTGTTAGTAAAGTCTCCAATCAAGTCAACAATGATATCTACATTCTCACGATCAGTCTCAGAGATAGAGTCGATAGTATAAGAAGCACTATCATTAAAGGCTCCTAGATTCACACCATTTAATGTCTGTGTACCCACAATAAAGTTAGTTTGACCGTTAGTAGGTAATACGTTAAAGTCGTAACCGTATCCAGTAGCAAGAACATTAGGCAGTAATACGTCTTCTATCCATGTCACCATTAATGGGTGCAAAAGAGGAAACTCAGTATCAGCAATATAAGCAGTCAGTGCAGTAACATCTAGTTGCGTGATATATCTATCTTGAAGTGCAACATAACCTGAGTTACTGATATCACCAATTCTATAACCATTAGTATGATTGCGATTAAACACTGCACTCATCTTAGGATCAATCGATGGGTCTTTATCAACCGCTAGTTGAAGTTGGGCTTTCACATAGGCAAGAAACTCGGCACGTGTTCTTTCTACAGTATTCACATAAACAAGGGGGTGATCATATCCAACGATTCGCCCGCCACCTGTGATATTTGCCGCTCCCGATACAGAAGCCGCCCCAGACGCAGTACTGATCTGAGTCACAGCAGAGGAATGCCCTTGTGCGTAAATCCAATCACCGATATTGATAGTAGGCGTTAAGGACTGCTGAAGCACAACAACTTGATTAGATATTAAGATGTCGTTATTAGTAGTAGGTAATGTGTATCCATATCCAGTATCTGATATAGAGAAGTCGATCTGACCAGTGCTTACAGTAGATACTGTTTTAACTGATGCTGTACCAGACGTACCAGTATTAGACGATTGTATCTTTAATTTTTCACCGATTTGTTGTCCAGCTATTCTATTAGAAGAGTTTACTGTAATTGTACTAAGAGAACCCTGTATCAGCTTACCATAGTTGACAGAAGGTTCTGTACCACGTGTGATTATAATACCATCGTCTGACGAAAATGTTCCTGATACATTAGAGAGATACGCAATAGGTATTAACGACCCAGTGAAGTTAATGAAGACGATCTCGTCTACAAACCCTATAGCACCCGATATGTCTCCGTTCAGCTTATCGCCTCTTTGTACTGGATAGTCTACTACAGAAGCCACAGCTTGGAGTTCTAGATAGATTGCCCCACCCCATACTGAATCAGATGGTCTTAGTATATTCGTACTAGGATAGAAGACTTCGATCTCTGTATCATAGAACATTTGAAATAGCAAGCGGAGTGATTCTTCAGAACCTTTTCTCTTGTATAAGTCTTGAATATGCTTTAGAATAAACTTAGTATCGATTATCGTATCAAGAGGTAACTCATGTAAGAACTTCTTCTTAAAGAAGATAAGGAAATTGGCTAGTGTCGTATCAAGGTCTCGTAGCTTTGGAATATTTCTATCCATAGTCGAGTCGTTGAAGTCGTAGTATGCTTTCGTGAACTCAACAAGAAAATTACCCTCTTCCCTATAGAGAGCAGGATACTGTTCTTCGATGAATGTCGAAATATTACTTGAAACGTCTAGCATGTTTTATTCCGTTAATTGTGTTACGTTAACTGTAATGTCTTGGTTGCGTATAGAGATGATTCTGTCCTTAGGAGACTTGACATCTTTATTAATTGTGTTAGCAGTGAACTTGATAGCATCACCTTCATATGAGTCAACAATAAGATTTGACAACTTAACATCACCTGTGCTATAATCAATTGTACCGACGTTACGTTTGAATACACCTTGTATACTTGTACCCGCTGTAACAGCCATCATAGAACCCTTACCATCGTCTTGTAGTGTGACAAGCGATCCTTCTATCGTGAACTTACTTGTTTTAATAGCAGGCTTGAACGATGAGAAGCCAGTAACAGCATCAAATGGATATGGTTGTACTAGCGAAGACTCATAAGAGAATGCGGGATTCTGTACAATAGACAATGTAGGCTTGATCTCAATGACAGGCTGTGCAAAGATATCGGTAGAGATGATAGAGTTATCAAGAGAATCAAGTGTAGCAGATAACCTAGACTGACGCAATGCCTTATTAAAGTCATTGAGATTCGTAGTCTGGTATGCTATAATAGAAGCAATAACCTCGCTTCGTATCTGAGCCGCACTCTTCGTAGTGATGTTTGGATCGTACACTACATTCACTACAGTGTCAATGAATAAGAACTTAGCCGCTACGAACACTGGCTCGATAGTCAGTGGTGTCTTGTCTCGTAGGTATTCTTTAAAGTCAGCGATCTCAAAGTCTGCCGCTCCCTGTCCACCAGTAACGTCTACAGAGATAATCACTTTACCATATTGTGGTGGAATAACTTCATCACCACCGTATACAGATATAGCTTGAATATTAGGAAATCTATTTCTCAGTAGTACTTCATAGTCACTCTTTGTAACAGCACGATCTTGTACTTGTAACGCCTTAGGTGCGAATGTTCGTATAGAGTCAATAGTCTCTGCTCTAAATCCACCAGTAGAAGGTACAGTAACAATCGTTGATATAGATGAGGCGCCGCCAATGTTCTGTGCTATCGTAAACGACTTGACACCATTCGCATCATCACCATTACATATCCTGTATGTAGCAACGATAACATCAGCACTATCAGGCTGAGCACCAAACGTGTTCTGACCAAACTGTAGGCTATACTTGCCATCTTCTTCGGGCTGTAGATAGAATACTTTCTGTGTAGCACTAATGCCAAAGATGTCGCTCTTCTGTACGTACTCTTCACCATTCACTGTAACATACAATGAGCGTGTGTCAATCCATGAGTTAGATAGGATAGAGTCTGATACAGATAGCGTCTCGCTCATAAGGCGTCCTTGAAACGCTTGCATACCTGTGATACTAAACGTGTCTGTGTTAGCATTACGTATAGCAGTATTTGTCTTGTCTGTCAAGAAAGAAAATGTAGTATTACCACACTTGCCAGATAGCGATGTATTAGCAGGAATAGTAAAGTAGTTTGAGTCTTGTGTAGCAGTGATATTCAACGTAACAGTAGCCATAGACGATCTACGTGAACGAGGAAGGTAGTTTAATTCTTTGGCATGTGATATAATACTATTACGTTCTTGTGCTGAGTCGAGAAACATCTCGCTAATAGCCATGTTATAATAGTAGTTGTTATAGAACGTATTATATGATAGTACATCTAGGAGAACGTTTAAGTTAGACCCTTCGAAGTCGTAGTCAGCAAACCTATCCTGATTCTTAAGAAATGTCTTAAGTGCTGTCTTCGTAGCGAAGAAATCTAAATTAGTTACTGGTGATATGTTTGCCATTTATCTTACCCTGTCGATGCCTATTGAAATTGATTGTGGTGCTTCACTATTTATGACGTTAAAAACAACGTTGACTGTCAGTGCATTCTCGTCTATATCACCTAGTACTTCTACATCTAGTAGATTACAGCGTGGTTCATATGCTTTAAGTACCTCACGTACTTTGTCTTTGAGTAGAATGATAGTAGTAGGCGTAACGTTCTCGAATAACGATGCACGAATATCGCTGCCTAAGTTAGGCTGAAACAGTCGCTCTCCTTTGTCTAATAGTATGAGGTTCTTAATAGCTTCTCGTACAGAGTTCTCATTCAGTCTACGTGCTATATCACCCCTGCCTGGAATAGGCGAAAGATCCTTATGAAAGTCCGAGTATACAGCTTCGAATCTAGTACGTGGTGTGATTTGCTCTGCCATTAGTAATTACCTTTGTGTTCTATCTATTTATGCTGTTTTCGTACGGAATAAATCTTTATCATGCTTATCTACATGAGCAACCCATTTGTTGAGTTGACTATCTGGTACAGGGAAGTCGCTAGGAGTATATCTCTCACCCCCGACCCAACTGACTCTCTCTGGTCGTATGTCTAGATGTATGAATGATGAGTATACGCCAATGCCAGTAAAGCCTGCTCGACTCGCTGCCACAACAAACTCTGCTCTCTCTTCATACGATCCTTTTACTTGGACGTCAATAGCTTTACCTGTCATGTGCTGTGATAGTTTAGCACCTCCTACCTTACTATTCTTCTCAGGCGATCTATAGCCAGAGTTAATAACGTATGATTGTCCTGTCTGCTCACATACACGTAGTAGCTTACCTAGTACGACTGGATCAATCTTCTTATAACCAGCGCCCTTGAGTTCTTTACCCTCGTAGTCGTTCTGATTAATAACAGCACTAGTATACGTAAACTTGCCTGGTACGCCTGCTTCTGTACGATTATCGGAAATAGTTTTAATTTCTACTTGACTTAGTTCAGAAGGTGTGATATAATTACTTTGTATTGAAGGGTCATCTACTACTTCTTTAAGAGTAGGTGCTGATGCATTCACTGTCTCTTGAGCTTTAGTCTTAGCGTCTCTACGTTCTTTAGGATCGATACGTATAGCACCAGCTTTGACTGCCTTCTGTGACTCACGTAAGCTCAATGCTCGTAGTACAGCGTGTTCTGCTACCATCGCACTAGAGAGTGCTTTGAGTCCATCAACAGGACCTCGCATGAGACCTTGAATCACTTCAGTAAGTTGACAGAATCTAAACATCAATAGAGCAACGTTCTCTACAGTAAGGCGCTCGAACTGTGCTGAAGTCTTGGCTAGAAATGCCTCTACCTTCTTCTTAAAGTCCTTAATACCCTCTTCTGTGAACAACTCCTTGATGTCTTCTGCTGTCTCTTGTATCTTTTTGAATGCTTTTTGACCAGTACCATGTATATCATTGAGTGCTCCAACAGTGGAAGTGACTACCTTCTCTATCTGTTTAAGCAATTGTACTACAACCTTGTCTATGATTTCAAGTACTAAATCCTTTATCTTCGTAATAACTTGATTAAGAGTAATAGATTTGATCTTTTTTAGGGGATCTTTCTCTAGTAAGTTCTTAATGTCTCCCATCAATTCGCTTGCGGTATCGATAAGAATGAATAAAGCAGTAAGTTGTCCGAATACATTAGCAAACGCACCACACATACCAGCAGAGATAGACTTGCCTAAGTTCTTATTCAGGTGATAGTCTAAGTCAGTTAAGTATGAGTCTACGGGTACAGGAACAACTTCATCAGGATTAAATGGATTATAGTTGTTGATATCTTTGTTAAGGTCTGTTATACTATAGTTATTTTCTACTACAAAGTCAGCGATGTCAACAAAGGTTAATGGTGCTTGATCAAAGCGATCTCTTAGTGTATCATAGTCAGATAAGTCTAAGGCGCCTAGAATGGCATTCGTTTTCTTCGTAACATCTACTAGTGCCTGTCGATTAACTCGCTCTACAGGGTTATTATCAGTCAGCTTTGTTAAGTCTATTATATCAGAAAAAGCTCCACTGTCAATACCTAATATAGAGGAATCGAATCTAGATGCAAGGGGTGTTGTATTTTCGCAAATTGCACTCATGTTATTTCCTAAACGTTTTGGTTTTTGTAGTAGTCATTGATACTAGACACAGTGATCTTACCAGAATCATCTCGCCATCCTTTATTCTGCTCCCATGCTTTAGTACCATACGCATAGACTTCATAGCTGTCTCCTTTGTTGGCATATGCTGGTGCGGCTTGCATGATTCCTAGATCACCCCCACGATAATCAAACTTAGTGAGGTATTCATCATAGACTCCTAGCTGTTCTGTAGCGTTCATATTCTGTATCTCACCTGTCGTATAGCCCAAGAACTCAGCAGTGCCTGGTATAAACTGGAATAGACCAGTTGCACCACTATCACTATTTAGTGCAGATGTGTTGAAATTACTCTCGCCTTGTACGACTCTATACAGTTCATCTTTCGTAAGACCAGGGAACTTCTCCATCATAGACTTTAACTTATCTTGGAATGACTCGTCTGCCTCTAGCTCTTCTTTCGACTCATACGTACCTGCCTTAGTGACAGCAGTAGCGGCATTCGCTGTAGAAGTAACTGGACCTGGTATGGATGCTCCGTCTGTTGTATCATCAGTCATGCGACTTGTCAAGTGTACAGGCTTCCTTGTTCGCTTATTAGCACCTGTTGAATAACCTACACCCATACGTGAAGCAGGGATATCTCCGGGGTTGACAACAGCGGCAACTTCTGTTATACTTAAAGGAGGTATTGTAGCCGTACCAGACTGTACTAGTTGTGCTGCCTTAGCTGATGTGATTGTACCTGCGGCTAAGCCTGCTGTAGCACCTGCTGTACCATTACCAATAAGAACTAATGATCCGTCCATATTAACGAGTCCACCAGCGCCTAATCCTAATTGACCAGTAGCGTGTAAGTCCATAGTACCAACAGATTTAATGCCTAGGGCTGCTCCTGCGTTAATACCAAGCGCACCAACAGCATTAATATCCATAGTAAGAAGAGAATTCATACGCAATGATGTCGTACTATTAATGTCAATACCTAAATGACCCACATCAGGAAACGGTAAAGTTTGTGTTGACACAGCGGGTGTACCTGTGCTATGTATCTTAGTATAAGCACTACTATACAGATTCATCTTATAACTGTCAAGATGTATATCACCAAATAATGCTTGGCCATATATGCCACCAAAGTTCAAGGCAGTACCAGCTTTCATCTTTATATTACCCTGTGCGGCTAAGTTGATGTCATCGCTAGTACCAAAGACTCCTACTTTACCACCAGATATGTTCGTAGAG